CGGGACGATCACATCATCACCATACACATGGAGACTCTCTCGAGTCTCCGCATCTGGAGCACCCGCAGTCAGGATAGCCCAAGTAGTGAGCGCTAATATGGGGAAGCACAAACAGCTTCCCATAGGCGCAAACTTCTTTAGCTTGATTACCTGACCGTCCGGTAACTCCGTCGATGAGCTCCTACAAGCATCCAAGTACTTATATAAGTGACTTGGAAACAGTAGGCGAACTAGATCAGCGCTTACTCTATCAGAGGCCTCGTTGAGGTCTAAGGTAGAATACCTTCCGTTCTCTGACCCATAGAGGGCAGCGATACGGTTTGGGGTCTGATCGGTAAAGAAGACGTTGAACTTTGTGAGTTCATGTCCCTCTACTAACTGAACAATAGCCTTACCTAATCCTTGCTGAATCCATTGAAAATCAACGGGTTCACAAGAGATTAGGCGCGGGCCACGCGAGTCCTTCGGAACGAGTATAACTCGAGCCGGAAGATCCTCTGTTTTGATACTCATAAAAGTATCGAGACAATCACAAACGTGACCAAAAGATGCATAGTAATATGCATCTAATGGGTACATATCTGTGATTCGACTGCTAACGTTCGTCCAAATATACTTCTCATGGTTACGTTGCTTGGTAGCAACGGAGCCAGGGCCGTGTTTCGGATGAATGTCTAACGGATCGAAAAAGCGAAAGAGATTACTAAGTAATATCTTTGCTTCGCGTGCTACGGAAACCGTCGTATTACTCTTATAAGGAGTTCTACGAGAACCATAGCTAACCTCAACATCAACCTCCAAATTCTGGAGGATGGTTGAGAACTGTTCGAGATCATTCTCAGTTTCCTTAAACTTTTGAATGACTTGTTGTTCTTGATCATCGGTATAAGGGAGCTCATATTTGTAAAAAACAAACATGATATCCCGAATTACTTTGATGCTTTGTACACACGGATTCTGAAGGACCGCACCGTCTGGTTGGAGTACGCGAGTAAAGAACTCACCGAGAAACCTCGGAAGTTCACTGCCTAGCAAGGAATCAAATCCAAGCTCAGCAGCGTTTAAACGCTTATTTCCTGTAAGGGCCTTGTCAAAGGCCTTACCCAGACGTGGCAAGGTTTTCGTTAGAAAACCTAAACCTTCAGAACGGACTCGCTGTTTAATCTTTTGACAAGTTAAACGGCAAGACCGAGTGTTGAACACCAATCCATGTGCGTTCTGAACGTCATGGAGTAGTGCAGCGATGAGTTCAACTTCATCTAGGCTCTTATTGGATACCATATGGTAATCCTCCTAGAGCATGCATACACTCCACGATCCATAGAACGAACCTCATCAATAACAACGCGACCTTATGAATAAGATCACGAAGAAGAGCTTTTTGCCTTCAATCCCAAATGAAAAATTACCCGATTCAAGGGTAATCAACATCAGGGCTATCGGGCAAACAGACTCTTTAAGTTATCCGCCAATAGCTGCCGCGTACTCGAGCCTCCCGGTGTATGTCGACATTCCTTGCACGATAAATTTCGTGAAAAAGACTGTCAGCATACCTCCGTTGAGCTACCCGACGTACCACGCCAGTTCATTGTACATCATAACTTAATCAACAAGGAGACTAATGACTAACGTACTAATGGAACAACTACCGGTGAAGCAACAAATGACACACAAAGGTAAAGGATATCTCATAGAGATACCTAAACCAGGTGAGTCAAAAGATGCTCCACATGGATACATTGCTGTATACATAACCAAACTGTTTAAGTCCCCCGGAAGGTGGACTACAACAGGTTGGACAGTGTTAATCCCAGAACATACGTTAGCCAATGGTCTGAACGTGCCGATGTTAATAGACGGACTCTAGAGTCCGCCCGTCAACATCGCTGAAGCGCCGTTACCGGTGCCATCGAAGAGAACAGTCGTTGCAGCGCCAGTTGTGGCGAGGAACGACATGAGCTCAGCGAGAGCATTGGTCCCCTCCGTGATTGCGGACATGGCCCCCACAGGGAGGTCAAGTACCGCATACGCGGAGATGGTAATCGACAACGTGGCGTCCACGCCAGAGATGACAGTTTTGTCAAATCTGACGAGGGAACGTCGACGTTTCGATAAACCACTACCACTTTCCTGATGAGAAATCGTCAGGCGATG